CTCTGGTTGATCCTGCGAACGAGACAGTAATGCGAACAGCCTTCAACCTGCTGATGGATAATTAACATCGACATTAAACAACTCATTTACTTGTGGAATTAATTGATAAATAACGCCTTATCCCTCAACATCCCTTCGCATCACTAACTCTCCCTTAGCGCCAACACAAAACAACTCATTTCAGTCCTTCATGTTCACTTCCACTCACCAATCATCCCGATGCATCCCTGTGATTTATGTACATGCCGTAGTACAGAAAATCGGTTAGTCTGCGATCCTCACTTTTTTATGTACTAATGAGGATGACATGGCGCTCACCGACAGCTACCTGCGCTCTATTCACGGGCGCGAGCATGAAAGGGTCTTTGAAAAGACGGACAGGGACGGCCTTTCTGTACGGGTGTCAAAAAAAGGGAAGGTGGTTTTCCAGATGCGTTACATGTTTGCCGGCAAGCAGCGCCGTGTAGACATTGGCAGTTATCCGTCGCTCGGCCTCAGAGAGGCGAGGGATGAGATTCTCAAGATACGTCGATCGCTTGATGAGGGAGTAGACCCTCAGCTTTACATGGCTGCCAGATACGAGAAGAACGTCAGCGCCATGACAGTTGAGAAGGTGATGCGGGAGTGGGACAGGGTTTATGCAAGCGTCAATATAAAGAACGCCGCCGACATTATCCGTTCTTTTGAAATCCACGTCTTTTCACGGATTGGTCATCTGCCGCACGACTCTGTTAACACACATGCCTGGATTGAGCTCATAGAAAGTGTGCAGAGCAATAAGCCCGGTATCGCCAGAAGGCTGCTGACAAACGCAAAGCAGGCGCACTCATGGGCCTTACGCAGGAAGCTGGTGGAGACTATGCCTATTGAAGGTCTCAAACCGCATGATTTCGGCATGAAGGTCAACATTACCCGACGAGTACTGAGTGACGATGAGATCCGCGTGCTTTATGAGACCTTTGAGAATACCGGCATGCGCAGGAAAAATGCGCTTCTGATGCAGCTGATATTACTTTTTGGTTGCCGGTCTGGTGAGATGATTCAGAGCAAAAGGGAGCACTTCGATTTTGATAACGGTATATGGACTGTTCCACCTGAAAACCACAAGGGCGGCAACACGGGAAAGCCATTAAAAAGGCCGATCATCCCGGCAGCGCAGGCGATGATTGAGGAAGCAATGTCGCTGAGCTCGCATAAGGAATTCATCTTCCAGAGCGCGCGGAAAAAGGACAGAGAAAGAGCACTCAACAGCGCATCTGCGCTGGGCCTGCCTAAGACCGTGATGGCATATTACCAGCGTACCAGGGGTGAGATTATGCCGCACTGGTCGATTCATGATTTGAGAAGAACTGCGAGGACGCGGTGGGCTTCCATTGCTCCACCGCATGTGTGCGAAGTAATGATGGGGCATGCATTACCGGGTATATGGGCGGTATACGACCATAACGATTATCTGGATGAGCAGAGAAAGGCCTATACCGCCTGGTGGGCGCTGGTAATGAAGATAGTGAATGGTGAGTCGAAAGTTCGCTCAATCGTGACAAACTAGCTTACCAAACTTCTCAATGTCGCTTTTCAGGAACAGACCGTGATGAGCCGGGTCGGGAAATCCGCACATGCGTTTTTCACCAGTACGGCGGTCGCGGCTGTTCCAGTTGCGAATGGTTTTGACTGACCGGCGGAAGAATGCGGCCGTTTCTTCAAATGTCATGTATGGCGATTCCATATCTACTCCTTATACGGCCAGTTCCAGACCAGCACGATAAAAATAAATAAGGCGAGCCACAGAGTGAACTCGCCGGGGGATATGTCGGGGATGGTGTTCATTTCGCAGAGGCGCTCTCCTTATCCACCTGACGCACATAGAACGCTAACCAGCGCTTTGCTGGAAACGCATCTGGCGGCAGGGCGGTGATTGATTTGGCATGTTTGTCTAAAAGGGAGGTAATGATGCGGTCGTGTTCTTTCTTGGGCCTGCCGTCAATGGCGCTGATTATTTCGCTCCTGCACTTACGCGCTACGGCCCTTAGCGCATTCTCTGCTGACGGTATCACGCTACCCTGCGATGCTGCTTAGCGCGCTCGATGCGCTCATAGTCTTCCCTGCATTCACTGCAGCAAAAGAAGCCTTTATCTACTGACTCCTCGCAGTTATAGCAGGCACCGGTAAACTGCATCTCCGGGCGTTTACGGTTAGCCAGGGCAATCTCAATCATCTGCTGCTCAAGCGCTGCGGCCTGGTCTAATTCGTCAGACATGCTCTACCTCCGCAAATGCCTTCTCACACCAGATAGAAATGTAGGTAATCTGGTCCTGCATTTCCTGAAGCGTCTTAGCCTCACCGGTCCGGATTTCATGGTTGATGAGGGCGCGGATGAGATGCTCCAGCTTCGAGTAGTACCCGAGGCGCTGCTGAGTTTCCTGACCGGCTGTTTTGCCGTGCTTAACGATGCTTTTCACGTACAGTATGAAGTCGTTAGCGCCGCCTTCGACTGTATATTTGTCGCCGATTTCGATATGCATTTTGGTTTCCTATAGGCATAAAAAAACCCCGCCGTGGCGAGGTCTATTGTGGATGTACAGTTTGCTTAGGGGTTAGATTGAAAAATGAAACCCTCATCGTCCATGGCTTGATAATAATAGGTCACGAAGTCCGCGCGGTTTATACTGAATGAAACATGGTGGTCGTACCCAAGCCCAGTGAAAAGCACATCGGCCTCCTTGCAGCGGAAAACTTTAAGCTCATCGTTTTGCACAACTGTAGACAGGCCCATCCGCGTTCCCGGTGTAATTTTCGCATCAAGAGCCAGATCTGGATTTTGCTCAGTTCTTACCGAAACTCTCAGCATCACTTCTACTCCTTCAGATAAACCGGGTCCGATCCCCGTTAAAACTTCATCGTCTCTTCCAGATAAAAATTTAGTGGCGAGGTAAAACACTGCCTCAACGGGCGGCTACATTTGCAATGTTCAACCTATGTGTCTAATTATAGGTGGTATACCTAACTGTCTTGCAACTTCAAAAACCCTTTCTTTAGTTGGCATCTCGATGCCCTTCTCAAAAACAAACAAATATTCTTCTGAATTTGTATTATGAGAACCAGCACAAACTTCATAAATTGTACCGTCATCCTTTTCTAACCTCACATCTTCTGGAAATCTGCTTACGTTGTGCCGCGTCGCAGGCTTTCCTTTTGCAAAGAAAATGAAATTTGCCATTATCTATCCTCTTTATTATAAACCGGGTCAGTGCCGCGCGGGTACTGCAGCGCAACGTTCCTGTAATGCTGCAACCTCTCCCTGAAATACTCCTTCAGCGCTTCCGGCTGCTGCATCTCCACTTCATGCGGGATAACAGGTTGGTTCATACGCTCCTTGTACGCTACTCCTGACGAGGCTAAATCCACGTTAATCCTGTCGCGTTCTTCTCTGCTGCGTGCTGCTAAGTTGTGTGACATCACTCTTCGCCTTGAATGACAGCATATGAGTGGGGAGGGAGCCCAGCTTTAACCTTCTGCTCAATCGGCCCTTCCTTTAATTTCCACTTAGTGACCTTATCAATTCTTTGCCAATACTCAGGCGTTCCATGATTACTGTCATCGTGAAAGAAAATTTTGTCTGTTGTTGCAGAAAGGGGCCTATGCGAGACAGCATTTTGCTGTGCCAAGCTTGGCTTTCTAGCAAGCGTAAACGGAAGGCCAATCACATCGTACTGACGATTAAAAAACTCCCACGTATTCTCGTTGAAGCCCTTAATTTTTCTCATTCCGTATGGGGCAATGATATGCCTTAATGTATAGCCGTGATGATTCCTGTATTCGGTGCCATTTCTTGCCATCGCCTACCCCCATCAATCAGATTTATCCCATCCGTTTATACCATCGCCACAGTTTTTGTCAGCTCATAAAAATGTAAATCCACTAACCCTTAATCACCTCTTACAGCCACCACCTACGGCATAGCCGCCAGCATTGCTGCATCGTTCTTCTCACGCAACGTAGTGGCATGATAATCATCAATCGCCCCACAGACCGCATTCAGCGTCAAACCGTGTGGGTACTTTTTCATGATGGCTCTCCTGCGCGTTGTGATTCCTGCTCCCATGCTTTCTGCATGAACTCTTCGCTGAAATGCATTTCTGGTGCCTGCTCGAAAGCGATATACGCTTCTTCCTGGCAGTTTGTGCAGTAGCCGGAAACTTTACGGCATCCGCAATCATCGCAATGCGTACTCATTCTCTTACCCCTTATGCCGCTGTCAGGCTCAATACCGCGGCGAAAATAGTTAGTCCAGACAGCCCGGATACCAGCCACGCTTAATGAGACGCGCACGCTTTTCGGCTGCGATGATGTTTTGGTGGCGCTTGTCTTCACCGCGCTCTGCAAGCGACCGGCGGCTGATGAGCATGGTTTGCGGGCGGGTCGGCGTGAGGCGGCTTGTGCTGATAAGCGTGTAGGTGTAATCGGTACACCCATCTACCGGCACCGGGTTGGCTGCCTCAATCACCGCTGTTTTACCGCGCAGGCAACCACGCATCAGCCCGTTAAACTCACCGAGCGTCATATGAAAAAGGGCGCTTAATTCGCGCCCTGTCATTGGTCGTTTGGATAGCTGGAAAGTGACTTTCTCTTTGAATCCGCTGTTCGGGTGATTGTTACGCCGGTACTGAGCGAGTTTTCGCATGGTTACGCTCCCGCCTCTTCAATCTCCGCTTTGCGAAGAAGGTAAACATCGGTGGCCTTTTCGAGTGTCTCAGCATCATTGGCCAGCATGCGCGCCGCGTACTTATAGCAGCGGTCCAGACCGGCCACATTTTCAGCTTCAGCAGCTGCATTGGTGAAATCGGCAAGCAGCTCATTCGGCGTGCGCGCTGGTGAACTGGTATTCGTCGCCGGGTTAATTTCGCGCTCGGGCTGCTGTGTTTCAGGCTTGCTGTTAATCAGGTTGTTCAGGTCAGCGCGGCTGCGTGCCGGGGTGACATCGCGTTCTGCTCGCTGCGCCGGTTCAAACTCATCCGGAGTATAAACACCGAGAATCACGTCCGGGCAATAGAGGCGCGCCCAATACTTAACAGCCAGATATGCCAGCTGCTGCTTTGGTGCTGTCTTCCAGAGAGGGGAGTTGCGCGTGGTGACATATTCCATGTAAAGCGGCTCACCCCACGTAATCTCTGTTTCACCACGCAGCACTGCGCCTACGCGTACAGACAGGCCGCGCTCATTCGATGCATTTGCCGCGCCAGGCTTAAACTTCTCCCATTCACCGCCGTATTCGTACTTAAAGCGGCCCTGAACGGCAGTTGAGCTGGTGATTACCGCATTGACCAGCTGAGCCTCATAACCCAGCGTGCCGTTTACCAGGTGCGTTTTCTGCGCCACCGCGTAAGGGTTCATTCCCCACTGAGCAGCCTGTAATGCGATCGCCAGACAGTCAGCAGGCTTGCCGGACAGGTGAGCGGGAACCGTTGCTTTACCCTGTGCCATGACTTCAGCAAACGCCTGTAGCTTATGCAGCCCACTCGGGCTGAAGATTGCCGCCTTGGTGTCAGCCTCATTGACTGGCGCGGTGATGATATCGTTGCTCATGCGTAATCCTTTCTCTTGGCCCAGTCCGGGCGTGTAATTTCTTCGATGCCACCCCAGTTACCGGACAGCATGCATTCGTGATAAGTATCGAGGTTGCGGCGGAACAGGTCGTAGCCCACGGCAACATCGTCCTCCTGCAGCTGGAAGGTACGCACCGGGTACCGGCCGCAGTCGATCGCCTCGCTGACTGCGATGAAAACGAAAAGTGGATATTCACCGAAGTGCTTGCTGAAGCCTTCTCGGTAATAGGCGTCCTGAACGTGATAGCGGAACTCTTCAACGTGCCGGGCGAAGCGCGACATATCCGCCACTTTCTTCACGTCGACGATGACTGGCTGGCCCGACAGGAACTTGTCCGGACGGATACGGCAAAGTTCGCCGGTCTGCTCGTCATTCCAGTAGATTGACGCCTCCTGATGACCTTCAGCTTCCAGCAGCCAGCGCGCCGCCGGGTGGGCGAGGGCGCTGGCGCGCATCAACTGCAGCTTCCGGCCCTGCTCGGCATCCATGACCGTCATTCCCGAGCTCTCGCAGTCCTTCAGGAACCTCTGCTCGTCTGCCTTGCCTTCATTGGTTCTCCGGTTGAATGCAGGAGCCACGATAAAGCGCTTGTCGAACTCTTCAGGCTCCAGCAGCAGGCAATGCAGTGCCGTCCCCATATCCAGCGCCGCTTTCTTCTCGTCATCCTCCGGCGCTTCTTTGCGCCACTGGAATATGGCCGGATTGATGGCAATGTCATCCAGCTGTGATTTGCTGATGCCAGCACCCCGGTGATAGTCCTCGTTGCTGATGTCGTAATAGATGCCCGGCTGCATTACGCCGCCTCCTGATTTCCATGTTTGTTGCGGTAAATCCCGATCGCAATTTCACGCCGCGCAACCCGCACCATTGCCTCACGTAAAAACGCTTCAGCCGCTTCGTGCTGCTCGTCGTCCTCATCGAACATCTCAATGGCTGGGTAGTCGTAATGCTTCGTCAGGAAGACGCACAGAGCAGGCATTAGCGGGTTTGTTGTTTGCTGGCTCATTCGCGCATCGACTTCAGCGGCGATAAACTCCAGTTCGCTTTCCGGCAGGTTGTCAGCGATATCCTTCACTTCATGCCGCGCTGTTCTGTTCAGTCTCATTTCTTCTCTCCCAGTCCGAGGCTTTTCAGCATCAGGTTGATGAACGTGAAATCCTTCGAGTTCTCCAGCATCTTGCGATGACGCTCTAACTCTTCCTGCTGCTTCTGGTAAGGCAGGGTGGGTGATTGATTTTTCACGGTTTGCCCTCCTGCGATACGACCTGCAACAGACGCTCCCAAATCTGCTGTAAACGGCTCTTAGGCTTCCACGACATAACGTCAGCGCCGGTGAGTCTGAAATCGAACATGGTGTTTTTGGGGCAGCCCGATGCCGCCCCAGCAATTGCGAGTTGCATGGGGGTACTCCGTTGAATGGGTTAGGTTGTTGCAAAAAAGAAGGCCGCACTAAGCGGCCAAATCGCATCCTGTTCTGTCTCTATCATTTGAAACTTCACAGCGTTGGTGCGTAGCACCTCAAAGCCGTCTGAGTAGGCGGCTTTACGGCGTCACTCACAATCTGAACTTTGCTAACAGCTCAGGTGTAACTATCTCGTTAAAATCCATCTCTTCAAGCAGCTTCACGAAATCATCCTCGCTAAGCTCCTCATCCTTGCAAAAAGCAATGAACCGGCTGCTATTTTCAATTACAAAAGCCCTTACCATTAGTTGGGTCATACCCTTTAGATGCATCATCTTCTCCTGTTAGTGGTTACTGGCCCCGGGCGCGCAGCATTGCGTCAGCCATTCTGTATGAGCATTCGGCGTAATGATCGAAATCGCCAGGATACTCCTCGCCAGTAACAGGTCCATTAAGAGACCCGATTACAGCAGGCATCAGTTTTGCTGCGAAGTAATCGCGCAGCGTCATACCTTCCTGTCCTTCAACCGTTTCACTGCCTAATGGCAGCGGGAAAGCTGTACCGCCTGTATCTTTTTCCATCTCAACCTCCTGCTATAAACCCCAGCCCCATCAACACACCAGTCACCAACCAAATGAATATGTAATTACCAGTGCTTATCATGGAGCCTCCAGATATGAAAAAGCCGCTCAGTGGCGGCTAAGGTTTGACTGCTTTATCGAATTCTTCGCGAGGAACCCACAGAATGATCCCCACCTTATTCCGTGCCTCCATGGCGTCCATAACATCACAGCACTTTGTTCCGAAACTGATTTGCGTAAATTTCTGGCGTAATTTGTATTCAGCACCAATAAGGCATTCATGAAGAAGTTGCTGCTTTACCCCTGGCGCGTTCAGCATCTTCGTAATCTGTTCAATCCCGCTCATTCTCACCTCGCCGTTACGATGTCTTTTGAGTTGCGATAGCCTGCAGCGAATATCGCGATTTCTGGTAAGCACTTTGATGTGCTCTCATGCCTGTCACGCAGAGAAGGGGAGGAGCAAGCCTTCTCAATGCGGCTGATGTGCTTAACCTCAATCGCCACAACTTCTGGCTCGATGCCGAAAGCCGTGTCGATGATTGATTCGATGCGTTCACGATCCATTGCCACCGCACGACGACGAGCATGGCGGCGTGTTTTAGCGGTCTCTTTAACGGATGTGCCATAAGTGATTACTGTCATGGTTGCCTCCTGAAGTGGTTTAGGTACTGCCGACTGGTAAGCCGATAGACAGTCCAAATCCATCTCGTTTGGTTAGTTGGCGCTTTGTCAGCGCTGCAATGTTGTTAAAGAGCATCACCATCCTGGTGAGTAGTGCGTCCTGCTGATGGGATAAAATTACAATAAAGTTTGTAAGCTGTAAACAATATATATTGTATTTGAAGGCGAAAAATACAAATAGCTTTGTTTTATAAGGTGATTTATTTTTACGAAGTGGGATCTGCAGGCACAAAAAAGCCCGCGTTACACGGGCGTGAATTCGTTCAATTGGGGCAAACCATCTGTCAGCAACAGCTAACGCCAGTGAGATTACTCACTTTGTTAGAATTAGGAAGTGGATGTTCGACAATTTGCTATGCATAGCACCTAATGCGCTAGAGCCTGGAAGTGATGAAGTCTTTAAACTGCTAGGTAAGGGTCAGTAAGTGTTATCGCAGTTGAAAAATGCCTAAAAAAATACCTGCACCCGAGGCGGGTAGCAGGTACAAATCGCGGTGAAGCTGAAACTCTTAAGCGGCATCTAAACGTTGTGATCAGAATGCCTGGCGAGCCAGCGATGCATTCCCTCAGTTAGCGGTAGGAGCGCTTGCCTTATCACAACAGGATATAGGTTAGAAGCCTTGTAAAGCATAACAAGCGTAAGCGGCAGGATTTTTATTTCAGGCATAAAAAAAGCCCGCCGGACGCGGGCTAATCATTACAAAGAATTCAATAGAGAAGCATTTGAGCAACGGTTTTGCTCAGTCAGATCATCGTCAAAGGCCATGAAAACTTTAGTCATCAGCACGGGGTGGTCGCAAAGATTTCAGGCACAAAAAAGCCCGCTTAGTGGCGGGCCTGAGACGGTTAAAAACGATTTTTGTATTGATCAATTATTGACCGGACTTAACCTCGGTTTAAGCTGCATACCAATAACATAAGTTCCTTTCTCTCCTCAGGACTGAGCTTAACTACTGGTTTAGTTGCGATTTTGTCTTTCATACGAATCTCCTCATGTCATATGTACAAGGGCGCTCTTGAATTCATATCAACCATCTATTGAAGTAACTATGGCATAGTGATTCGGTTAACGCTAGCCGATTAATCTGCGGGCAGTTCATTACCAGAATTGTCCAGTGTGTCGCTAATTTGGTCATTAGGAGCAGTCGAATCATTAGAGGTAAAAATTTCATTTTCACTATCCATATCAATGACTTCCTCTGGCTCGATGTAACCCTTCATGACTCCTAACTGTGCAACATAATCTTTGACTGCTTGTGACATAAACCCAAAGATTGGCATCTCATCAGAAAGCGCTGTGTGAATTTGTGATTCGTCTAGAGAGTCTGCACACTCCATCGCCTTAGTTTCATCGCCAATCAATATTGCAAACCCGAATGCTAACCAATGCTCACCAGACTTTTTGGCCTTCTCATACTCATCGGTTAGCTTAGATAACAGGCTGCTGGATATTTCATCACCCGATATTCTAAAAATTAGAGACTTATTAATGATAACAAATGAGTTTATCTTTGGTGGTAAGTCGAAATCATGCATTATGTCTAATATTGACATTGCATTTACAAAATCTTTCTTGGACATCAAGTCTACTACTAAAGATATTAACCTGTTACCATCTTTTTGATCAATGAAAGAGGTACTTTCTATAAGTGGTATATAATTCTCTAAAGCTTGTTCCAGATCATCCTGTGAGCTGTCATCTTCAGCGAGCATAATCAAAGAGCGAAGATATAAGGTCATTGATTCAATACTAAAATTTGCAGTAAGTGAGCGCTCTGCAAAATCCTTCGCCCTCCTGAAATCTTGCTCATGGAAAGCAGAGTTTGCAAGGAGAATATTCGGCATGCTGTAAATATGAATGTTTTTCCCATTTTTTAGAAACTCTGTTTCTTTTAGCATGGTAGATAGTGCTGCTTGAGCATCTTCTGAGTCTATATCAGTGCTAAATTCATTCATTTTAGCTCGCAAGTTTGAAATGAATTCTTTTGCTGAATTGATATGAATAACATGCTCAGAAAGAAGGCGCATATCTTTTTTTATAAGTTGAGATTGTCCTTCATCATCCTCAAGACCAGAAAAATATTTATCCAATTTTGATGATAGAGCCGAATATGGGTCAGAAACCTCTTCTTGTAACGGCAGGCTCAGCGAGTGATGAATTTCAGCCATGGCCTCATCAAACCCATCAATTTCAATCAGATGGAAGCGTGAGAATCTAGCAAGGTTTTTGAGTTCTTCAGGAAGCCTTTCTAACTCTGTCCCTTTTCTTATACACCAGTAAATTCCATGTGGAAAACTATTGTCGGAATGAAGAAGCGTATTTAATGTATCCATTATAGAGCGATCGTTGCCGGCATAACCCATAACAATCATCCCAAACTCACTAGCATATTGTTTGAATTTGGTCCGCATATTATCTTCAAGAGATTCCAGTTCTCTGATGGTGTTTTTCAGGTCATCAAAGAGAAAATCTCCATGCAGTTTTATTATTTTTGGTCTATTTGAAGTTAGGCGTATGTTTTTTATACTAGAATCGTGAGCGCATACAACGGGGCGCAAGTTGTTAGAGAATGTGTAACATGCTTCGTTTATGAGATCATCAAAGTTTGTAGTAAAAACGGTGTTAAAAGTTTTTTCCTTTAGAAGGTTAACTAAATAAACATAACCCCATGAAGGATTGCTGTTATTTATGCACCTTTCAATGTACTCCCTTCTTTGTGTGGGTTGATCGTATAGTCTCTCAAATAATTCAGAATATTCATTTCCTTTTTCAAACCAAGGTTCCGCTTTGAGTTTGTCAGCTCCATACATATCGATATATGATGCTTTCCATTCGCTAATCATTTCCCGGGCGCTTTTTATACCACTCGTTATGCTTGCGCCAGCCCCAAGAAATAAAGTAAAGTTCGGATGATGATCCTTTGTGGTTTTTAAAATATTTATCAAGTGCTTGAGAGGTTTGGCATGCATTCTTTCCGTTCCATAAATGAATGTTTTACAATTTTGGCTCCCTCAACTTAATAATTTTTGTAGTGGGAGGTCTTGATTTTAAAAACCTATATCGGCAGGTGATTACGTAACTTTATACCCCACATCTCTAATTCAATTCAAATTAAACGCAATTTTGTCTCGATCGCCACACCCAGCACCTTACAGTTCCCGTTAACCGGCACCATCGGCCACTGAGGGTTCAATCCTTTCAAATACTTCTGGCTGCCATCAATGATGAGCTTCTTGAATGTGGCTTCATTGTCGTCAGTAAGCTTCGCCACTACCAGGCTGCCATTCACCGCTTCCCGTCCAGTATCGAACAGCACATACGTTCCTGCCGGAATACTCAGCCCAATCGGCGCAGTCATTGAATCGCCTTCAACCTGCAGCCAGAATGCATCTCCCTGCGTATGTGCGTCAGATTCAAGCCACATATCGACATCCTTAATCGTATAGGGTTCACAGGCTTCATCCCATGCGCCAGCCTGAACCTTGCTTAAAACGGGATAGCGCGCAGTAGGCTTGTGGTCTTTTGGATTAGACACATTGCTGTCTAAGGTTGCCCCTGTTCCATCAAGAAGCCATTGGATGTCGCAATTTAACGCCTTAGCTAGCTCAGGCAGATACCTTGGTCTTTTAGTTTTACCGCTCTCAAGCTGGACAATCGCCTGCTGCGTTGTGCCGGCCTTTTCCGCTAGCTCTGTCTGGGTCAAACCCAGCTCGGTCCTTTTTGAAAGCACCCTTGCCGCAATTGTCATTTAACACCTCATCAAAAAAGAGATGTTCACAAGAAAAGCTGTAATTGACAAACAAAGTAGTTTGTATTTAAAATACAAGAAAGTTTGTCAAGGAGGCTATATGCAAACTATCTCCCAGCGCCTCAAGCAGAAACGAGCAGAGCTGAAGATGACTCAGACCGAATTGGCGCTTAAGGCAGGTGTGAAGCAGCAATCAATCCAACAGATTGAAGCTGGTATCACCAAGCGCCCACGGAAGATCTTCGAAATCGCTGTAGCTCTGCAATGTGATCCTGTCTGGCTGCAATACGGAAACGGCGTCAATACCGCCGCCTGATTTCCACCGCTCTTTACACAATCTAGCCCGCCGCCAACGCGGGAAACTTTCAAACCGAAGTGACTTGCTCACTGCAATGTCAAGTAACTACTTAACCAACAAACGGAATATTAACTGATGGAACGCGCAAAGAAACGCAACGAGGCACTGCGCATTGAAAGCGCCTTGCTTAACAAGATCGCCTTAATCGGCACAGAGAAAGCTGCTGAAGCTGTCGGGGTTGATAAAGCTCAGATAAGCCGGTGGAAACGAGACTGGATCCCCAAGCTATCAATGCTTCTTGCAGTGCTGGAATGGGGTGTTGTGGACGACGAGATGGCTCATTTAGCCCGACAGGTGGCAAGCATTCTCACCAAAGAAAAAGCCCCGAACTGCGGGAACAGTTTCGAGGCCTGATGCACGAATCTTACTAGATCAACGTACAGGAGTAATTATGAGTTCTTTATTATCGCTTTACAAGGCAAAAGAGAAAAACGGCACGGAAACAACGGTTAAGAAAACGTTTCTGGTGCCACTGGCTGAGCTTTACGTCGAGCCGGGTTACAACGTGCGCGAAATCGACCAAGAGCACGTCGCTGAATTTCGTGATGCGTTCATTGCTGGTGAGTTTGTGCCGCCGCTGGCGGTTCAGGTTACAGAGCAGGGCATCAAGATTATCGACGGTCATCATCGGTATTACGGCGCGAAAATGGCGTCTGAAGCCGGACACGAAATACCACGTCTTGAATGCAAAGACTTCTCAGGCTCCGAAGCTGATCGCATCGCATTCATGGTCACCAGTTCACAGGGTAAGGCTCTGTCTCCTCTGGAACGTGCGGCGGCATATCAGCGCCTGCTGAATCAGGGCTGGACACCTGCAGAGATTGCCAAAAAGGTTAAGCGCTCACCAGCTGATGTGGATCAGCATCTTCAGTTGCTGGAATGTGGCGACGGCCTGCTCGCAATGGTCAAAGCGGGCGAGGTAGCACCGACAACGGCTGTGGCGCTCTCACGTGAATATGGCCCGAAAGCGGAATCCGTAGCGCAGGTTCAGATGGAGAAAGCTAAAGCTGCAGGTAAAACCAAACTTACGCGCTCAGCAGCCATTCCTCAGTTCAGCGCAACCAAAGCACGCCGCCTGGCTGAATTACTGGTTGATGCAGAATTCGATCGGGATGGTGGTTTCGACAGCCTGATTCTCTCTCATGGCACCACTGAAGAGATAAAGCGGATTCTCGCTGATTATCGCTCAGGCATTCCTTCTGACGGGGGCGGCGATGAATCTTGCGCATAACAACGTATCACCAATCAGGCCCACTCTCAGGGCCGTGGAGCAACGTGTGGCAGATACAGACGATGGATACACGCGTCTGGCAAACGAGCTGTACGAAGAGCTTATAGGGGCCAACCTGACCAGGAATCAGGCGAAGGTTGCGCATGCTGTTTGCCGGAAGACATACGGCTTCAACAAAAAGATGGATCGCATTGCTGACAGCCAGATTAGCCAGATTACCAGGCTGCCAAGGCAGAAGGTAAACAAGGCAAAAAACGAGTTAATTCAGATGTGTGTTCTGGTCAGGGAAGGCATGCTAATCGGACCAAATAAGAACCTCGCAGAGTGGCAAATTCCAGAGTGTCACCATGATGGTGTCACTGTCACCAAATCAGTGACAAAAAGTGTCACCAAAACGGTGACAGGGTTGTCACCAAAACAGGGACACACAAAAGACACTATTACAAAAGACAAGAAAGACAATAAACATACGTCAGAGAATTCTGGCGAATCCTCCGACACATCCCTGAAGAATCTCCCTGTAATTCGGCCTGAAGCAGCGACCCATTCACCCAAAGGCGACAAGTGGGGAACTGCTGACGACCTGAAGGCAGCCGAGTGGATATTCAGCAAAGTGCGGATTGTCACCCCAACTGCACAACAACCCAACTGGCCCGCCTGGGCTAACGACATCCGCCTGATGAGAGGCGCCCTTGAGGTAACGCATCACGACATTTGCGAAACCTTCAAATGGGCTAACGCTGATCACTTCTGGCAGACCAATATCCTCAGCCCTGTCAAACTCCGCGCCAAGTGGGACACGCTCCGAGCGCAGATGAGCCAGCCAGGGCGTAACCGGCAGGCAGTAGCTCAGCAACCCGCTCAGCACTGGAACAGCCGCGAAGCCTGGGAGAATGAATTCCTATGAGAAATCTTGTATCAGCAATTCAGAATCGCGATGCAGGCGCACTGGCTCGCATCGCAGGAGATGGCCCGCGGCCCGTTGAGCGCGGAGTGCATGAAGATGTTGAGCGGCTGGTAGACGCCCTGTTTTCGAATCTTAAACAGGTATTCCCGGCGTCGGTAAGCACAGCATGGCGCAACCCGAATGACGAAGCCGCAGCAAAGCGTCAGTGGATCGCCGCCTTCGCTGAGAACGGTATTCACAACAAGCAGCAGTTATCAGCTGGCATGAAGCTGGCCCGCGCCAGTGGTTCTCCGTTCCTGCCGTCGCCCGGTCAGTTTATCGATTGGTGTAAGCAGGGTGAGCACCGTGCCGCCGGGCTGCCGTCAGACGAAGAGCTGTACGACATGTTCCGCCTGTACTGTCGCGACCGTGGCATGTACGACAGCAGCGAAGAGTTCCCATGGGAAAGCCCGGCCTGTTTCCACATGGTGACAGCGGTCTATAACCAGATGCGATCATTCAACCTGACCGACTCAGAGTGCCGCAAACGCCTGGGCGATGAGCTGCGCAAGATGTCCCGCCGCATTGAAGCTGGCGAAATCATTCCGCCACCTCGCAAGCAGATTCCTCAATTGCACATCCCTACTGGTAACGAAAAGGCACTGAACCATCTTGCCGACATTCGCCGCCGCTTTGGTCTGAAAGGTGGCCGCCATGACTGAGATGAACCGTATCCGGTTTGAACGCCTGTATCGCAGCGTTCACGGTGACAAGCACAACCTGACCCGGTCACATCTTGGTTATCAGGATGCTGTGGTAGACAGGGCATTTTTCTTCTGGCTTGAGGGAAGGGAGAGCGCAGCATGACACAGGTAACTCAACTGGTAATCACACCACCGCTGATGCGTCAGGCTCGAAATCTGCAACTGGCAATCATCGACCTGGCTAAGAATCGCGACCTGACGCCAGAGCAGTTCCGGGCACACCTGAAAGCCATCGACATGCTGGCGCGTGAAGCGCACGACCTGATTGTCGATGCTGAGTTTGAAAAGCAGCTATCAAATTACAATGCATTGTAGCGAGAAAAACGCGATGGAGACTCAACGCTACCTGTTGCGTGACAGCAACATCCGACAGAACTGCATCACCGCCATCCAGCAACTCCCCGCCAATCCCGACAAACCTCTGCAGGTAACCATTCAGGAAGACACCAGAAGCCTTGCGCAAAACCGCATGCTTTGGGCTTGCCTGCATGACGTATCGAGCCAGTTGGTCTGGTACGGCAAGAAGCTCGACTCAGAATGCTGGAAGCATATTTTCAGCGCCAGCTTGAAAGGGCAGGAGACGGTGCCGGGTATCAATGGCGGCTTTGTGGTGCTGGGCCAGTCAACAAGCAAAATGCGCGTCGGTGAGATGCGAGATTTAATCACCTTAATCCATGCATTCGGTGCCGAGCAGAACGTCAGATTTAGCGATGAATCAGCGCGCGCAGCTGAATGGGCTGGAAGATTCGGGAGTACAGCATGACACCACAGGTTACCTCCATTCCTCAGTTGCTCATTGAGACCCGAGGAAACCAAACAGCAGTCGGCCGAGCGATCAAATCCACTCGCACAACTGTCAGGAAATATGCCCGAGACTTTAACTGCCGATATCACGTCGTAGTCAATGGTGTGTTGATGGTCAGTCAGGGCGATCGTGGGCTTCACAAAAGGAAAAGCAATGAAGAAAACATGGTTCACCCATGACCCTGTAGATACAGACACTGCAAACGAACTCATTTCCCGTTACAACGCCCGTAACATTCATACCCAAAAGACACTCGCCGCCGATCCCCGCTTATGGCTGGTTAGCGCGCTGTTGCCTGAAGGTAATCGCGAACCACAAAGAGACATAACTTATGAGAACAAATGCTGGGCGTAAGCGTTGTTGTAGCTGCAGTACTGTGCTGACCAGTGAAGATAAACACCGGTTCGGAGTTAGCTGTGAAATCTGTGAAGAGGATATCTGGTATTACGAGCATCTCGACTATCTGCCAATTCATGCCGCATGGCGATATACCTGCTATCAACTGCGCTGGCTGTGGCATACCGCTGGCTACGGACGAGACATATGCCTGCGTCCGCTGCTGCGCCGGCTGGATGCAAGACGACAACATCAGAATGCACGGAGGAGGCGATGAGGAAAGTTAGGCGAAGATGTAAGAACCCTGATTGCCGCGAATGGTTTCACCCGGGCTTCTCAAATCAAACGTGGTGCTCACCAGAATGCGGAACCGTAATAGCACTGGCGAAAAGAGAGAAGGACCGGCATAAGGCGATACAGGAAGCAGAGCGACGGCGAAAAGATGAAGCTCAGCAGGAAAAGCGCCACACCAAAATCCGCAAGTTAGCAGTAAAGCCCCTCAGTCACTTCCATAAGCAAACCCAGTCA